AATGCGTTCAAGGGAAGTTTTTTCATCAGTCATTTTATCTTTAACTGAATCATATATAGCTTGTTGTTCAGGGGTTAGTTTTTCTTTGGGCATTTTAGTACCTTGCTTTTATAATTATTTCAAGAAATTAAATTTTTTATTATTTCTAAGAACTCTCTATGGAAGATAAAAGATTCTTTCATTAGTTTATAGTATTTTATTATCTCTTCTGAGTCAGTTTTTAATTGTATTGCTTCTTTAAACAGATTATTTAGTTTATCTTCTTCCTTGGGATTTAATCTATTGTGTATTGTATTCATACGGGAAATTTTCTTTATCTCCAATTCTTCATAAAGATAACCTTTTTCTAATGTTAACTTGAAAAAATGGGTTTGGTAGTCTTCAAACTTATAGTCCAACAAGAATAATTCTTCGTTAGGTCTATTTATAATTAAAAGATAATTATCAATATTATCTATGTATTTACCTAATAGAGAAATATTATATTCAAGTTCATATTTAAAACTTCTTAATATATTCTTTTTTGCTCTCCAATTATCAAATTTTTTATTTATAGAATATACTATCACCGTTAAAATAGAACCTATTAGTAAAATACCAACTTTTTCAAACATACCAGCACCACCACCTTTAGCATCTCTTTTTTAACCATCTTCTATAATAATAACTCTATAAAATCAACATAAAAAAACCCCTTCCATATTTCAGAAAGGGGTAAAAGGTGAATAAATATAAAGTGGTTTATATTTTTAATATATTAAAAAACCTGTTACATTTGAGCATTGCAAAGAGGCTTAACAGGTGTGTTATTTAATTATTCTTGATAGTCCATATATAGCACCAGCAGTACAAACAGTACCAATTCCTATACCTACATACAGTTTCCAATTGCCTGAACTACCGACCTGAACCTTAGCTTCTCTACTCCATTGTCTTTTATAAAGGCTGGCTGTAGCTTTAATCTTTCTTTTACCTATAGGGATTATTTCAAGGGTGGGTTCACTTATATCATATTTCTTAAGCTCATCTACTGCATCTTGAAAGGTTAAATCTGTATAAGGTCTATTGACTACTTGATATACTATCTTCTCTTGTTCAATGACAAGGGGTTTATTATTATAATCCTTCCAGCATAAGTAGTAGCCACCACCAGCAGAAATACAGATTATAAAAATGATAGATATGATGATTGCTGAAATCTTTTTCATTATTTTTCTGATTTGTTTTTAATTGCTCCTGAAAGATGTTCAAGGGCGTTACCACTGAAAAAGGCTATTGAAAGAAAAGTTACATACTGAAGGAAAGGTTGATACTTGTTAATATCCATCACAAAAGCAGAACCTAACATTACTGATATAGTTAAAGCATATACTATTATTTTTCGTTTATATTTGAATGTGAATGTCATTTTAATTTACTCCTGATTATGCTACATCTACAAGCACTGGTGCTATAAGGGGTGTTGGGTTGACTCTCTTCCATTTAATGTTATAAGCACCTAAATGAAGATGTGCACCATAGGAAATACCAGCATCAGCATATTTACCTACTATCTGACCTTCTTTTATTTCTTCATTCAGGCTTACATAGTTTTCACCAAGGTGTAGATACCTGAAGTAGTACCATTCACCATTGATTAAGTGTTTGATTATTATATAATTACCTGCTGAATGCTTCTTTCTCTTCCATCTTAGTTTAGGAATATAATCATCCATGTCATAAACTACTATTCCATCAGTTATTGAAAGAACAGACTTATCACCTGAACTAGATATAAAATCTATACCGTTATGAAACTGTTTCTTTCCTTGTAGTATTCTTTCCCCGTAAGGGCTTGTGATTATAGGGTTGATTATAGGGCTTATCATTTTTAACTTCTCCTGTTATATTACTGTAAGCTATCCCGCCCAATGTAAAAACTACAGATACAAGTGCTGATATTACTGCTGTCATAATCCATATTCTATTAGACTGTTTTCCTGAAGTTACTGCTTGATTAGTAAATTCTTTTGTAGCACAATCGGTTTGACATTTTTCAGTGGAATGTTCTATAGCTTTAATACGGGTGGTGTTTTCGGTGGTTTGATTAACTACTGTATCATGCTTATCATCTAAAACTTTAATTTCTTTTTTTAAATCTTTTATATCGTCTCTAAGTCTTTGATGGCTTTCTTTCATCTGAATGCTTAGTTGTTTAATTTGTTCTGTTAAAACATTTATGTCTGTACTGGTCATTTTACACATCCACCTCAATCTCTGTAGTTGATATTTCTATTGATCTACTCATTTTTATTTACCTTTTTATATTTTATACCCTACTACGCCAAATCTCAGTGCTGTTGATCCCCTAGCACTAAATAAACCGTGCCTTGATTTGTTAAAGCTCATTGGTAGCCTTGAAGTAGTAGCTATACCATAAACACCTTCGCCATAAGTCTCCCAATATGGCCTTGTATAAACTACATAGTTACCTGCACGCATTACAAGCCTGATAGATTTGTCAGGCGGACAAAAAGTTTGTCTGTAGTTTTGCCACACATTAGATACCAAGAAGCTACCCGTTAAAGTCGCATCATTAGCATCAGCACTTCCTGTACCGTCAGTAAAGTAAAATATTTCCTCATCATCTATCATGAAGTTACGAACGTTACCTGATGAGTCGGTCATAACTCTGATTCCAGAGTCTCCCCAAAAGTCACCGCTTATTGCTGTATTTATTGCTCCAGTATTGCAGTCAATCGGCTTGTATCCTGATGTTAAATATACTTCTGTTGAAGTCGTGAAATTTGTTACTCCAAGAGTACCATTAAGCTGAAGACCAGTTACACCACTATACCCAATAACTTTGCAAGTTACCTTTGTTCCATTATAACCTACTGTTGTATCATAAATGGGTGTTTCAAATTTAGAAGAAGATTCAAAGAGAGATACTTCCCCATTTAATGGAAATAAAGATGGAGTATTCTTGCCATTTATGCTGGACAATGTGAGTGTATTTGTTGGATTGGCTGAACTCAAAGTGGTAGACGGCATAAAACTAAAATCAAAACCAAGAGTCCCATCTGATGATTTTTTATACCCATAAAGAATATACCATGAATTATTCTGAACAGCTCCTATTCCATCAAGAGTAGAAGTGTCAAGATAAATAGTGATTGATTGGTTTACAGTATTTTCTACATATTCTCCATTACCCATTATCATACCAATAAAACATTGACCATTTTTTCTCTTTTGACGTATTGTAATAGATGTTGACTTTCTTTGAACAACTTCACCCCAAAATCCACCAGCCTGTTCTGTAAGCCTTGCTCTTTCTCTAAATTTCTGTGATTGGTCATAAGCCCAATTACTTGATATTGCTTTTGTAGTAGCACCATCAATAGGTGTATCATCAATTGATAATGAACCTGTTATTTCTGATTCTATTTTTGATGCAGACCATAATTCTGTAGAGCTGGTTCCTGAATCATTTATAATTCTATGTTTGTCATTATCGTTGATATGTGTTTGTATATTACTATTTTTTGGTTCATAATCATTTGATAAAACTACTGTTCCTGTTTTGCCATCTACAGATTGTACAGCATCTGTAGGGGATTGTAACAGTTGCCAGTCTCCCATACTAGCATTATCATCATTAAGGGCTATGTATGATTGTTCTAAATCTGTTCTAACACAAAAGTCACCAGCCTGTACGGTTAAAGCTAATTGAGAAGCTTCAGAATTTACAGGATAAGTTTCTGTAGTTGCAAGTGCTGGTAATTGACTGGTAGGTATTTTATTATTGCTGTCTGTTACTACTGGCCCTTCTGCTGTTCCTTTAGCATCATAAAAAGCTTTAAGTATAGGTAATTCAGTTACATAATCAGTTGAATCATCAGCTATTTTTAATGTTGAAAAATCATAATCACCATTAGCTAAACCTCTTAAAAAGTCTTCAAGGGTGTTAACATCTGATGCTGAAACATTATCTACATTATCTGTTCTGAGTGGTATTAGTCTGCTATACATAATTATTTTATCTCTGTAATTTGGAATGAATCACTGTCTGACCATTTATCAGAAGTGAAGATAAGTCTGAATTGAAAATAGTTATAAGATGAAATATCAAGTGATGCGGTTTCATTAGCGTCAATGTCTGAAGACCATGAAGACCATGTAATATTATCTGATGAACTTTTATATTGAAAGTTTATATTTCCTGAACCTGAATATGAAAACAGATTGTAGTCTGTAAGTCTGTATATAGGGCTTAGATAGTAGGCTGTTAATCCATAATAATCTAAACCATAAACAGCTTCACCATAAAGAATTTCTGAAGAAGGTGGTGTTCCATTTTTGGGATTATTAACATCAAGACTTAAACCAGATAAAGGGGTTCCAGTTAAATAATATTGATTTTCATAAGCATCAAGCACATGAAGACTTTCTTTAATGTTACCTTCTTCTGAAAGATTTCCTGAAGTATCATAAGCATGTATTTTATAGAATCTTTTATTAGTTCCTGCTCCTGTTATTGAATAATAATAAAGTCCATCATCAGTTAAAGGTGAGCTTTCATCTATAGGAGAAAAACCAACATTAGCTAAATACTGTTCTTCCCATACTGTTGAAGAATCAGAGAAGTAGATTTTATATCCTGATAAATCAGAAACTAAAGATGGGTTCCAATATACTTTTAAGCTATCATCTGATTGAGGGATTAAAGAGACAAGCTCTATAGCATCAGGGGGTGTAGTGTCTATAGTAACACTTTCATCAAGGTTAAGAAATTCAGCTTCTATTTCTATCTTTGATGAATCAGCATCAGGTTTACGACTTATAACTCTTAATGGTTCACCTACATAATCTTCATAATTAAAAGAAAGTAAATCATATAGTTGTATGTCTATGTGTTCCCAATCAAGAGAAAATTTTGCTATTCTTTTTATACTGCTGTTTCTTTGAAGCTGAAGACCACCATAATAAGAAGCACCTGTAGCAGTGGTTAAAAGTATTCTGAAGTCTTCAGGAGTAGATGAATCTATTCTATCTTCTGGTACTTTGAACCGTCTTTCACCATATTTACTGATACTTGAACTATAAGAAGAACCTGAATATTTAGCCCTTGAAACTACAGTACTATTTAAATAGGAAATTCTATAGTCATTGAAAATGTTTTTATCTGAATGTTCTGCCTTATAGCTTCCTTCAACTATTCTATTTATTGAATGGTCTGCTACATCATTAGCTGTAAATGCTTGCCACTGTTTGTAATAGATTCTATTTTTGACTAAGTATAAATCACTGCATGTAATTCTACAGATTTCTTGAATAATGCTTGAAGCATCTGCTGTATTATCTAAGTCATATAAGATTCTTAGGTAACCTGAATTACCTGCTTGTAAAGTTCTGGCAGTTTCAAAACTTGCTAAATCTATATAGTCAGTAGTTGATGGTATTTCTACTATTTGAGTTAAGATGTAAAGAATTACTTCAGCAGGGGTTGTAATTTTATCAGCCCCTACAGATTGACAAACATCTGTATCTATTAAATCTTTGATAAAGTTTTTAGATATTATTTCAATTCCTGAATCAGTCTTTTTAACATTCTTAATCCTACCCCGCCACACAATAGAATCTGTTTCATTATCTGTTATTACTACTGGTTCATTATACCAGCCTTCAGATAATAGGCTTGCTGAGTATTCAAAGTCATAGGTAGCAGGGACATTATTTAATAATGTAATAGTTAAAGTTGAAGCTATCATATTACCAAAATTAAACTTGATCGCTTGTGTGTTTTCACTGACTTTGATAACATCAGTTTCAGGAATATCTGTAGCCATTATGTTAACTGAATAAGTAGCCATATCTATTCCCACTTAACACTAAAAACTAATTCTAAATCATTAGAACCGACTTCTGAAAACATCCATAAATCAGGACTTAAATTGATGTCATTAAAATGTTTTGTCATGAGTATATATTCTTCTGGGTGTGTTGTAGGGTCTGGATAGATTCTTATTTGATTATCTTCAGATTCCCATAGATTAAAAAGGTCTATAAGTTCATCATTTAGAAGGGATTTCCATTTTAGTTTTAAATATAGAGTTAAACCTTTTCTTCTGGTTTTTACCGTACCATCAGACATGATATTTTTAGTAGCCTTTACAGGCTTAATACTATATCCCATATCATAAGGCTTTATAACTGTAGCTGTAGTCCATGTAGCAGTACCATAAGTGTAAGACACATCATAACAACCAGCATCTGAATCATCATCAGCTAAATCAACAGCAGGTGAATCAGAAGTATAACCACCAGCTAAAGTTTTTAATCTTAAATCTGTTGTATCTGTATCAGGGTCACCAGTGTCTATAAATCGTGGATTGAATTGCTTACATGTACTTGCAAGAGTAATTGTAGTATAAGCATCTGTTATTATTGAATTGTCTATTTCAAGGGTAGTATCAGCTTCTATAGAACCATTGATGTTTTTATAGAAGATACTGTTTTTAATTACTTCATCACCATCATTATTTTCTAAAAAAATTCCTTCATAAACATCAAATACAGTTAGATGATTTATGTTAATTCCTGAACCAGCACCATCAATGTATAAGGCATAATCTAAAATAATATCATGAATAGCTGTTTCATCTATATCTACAGTATTAGAATCTACTATAATTCCAGCATCAGACCTTGATAAAATACTGTTTGATAATGTTAAAGAAGTGGGTGTTCCATAGATCAAACTACCATGAATCAAGTTATTATTTGGGCGGGGGTTGACTGACCTTAAGTCACAATATTTAATAGTTAAAGTAGATGAATCAAGTTCTATGAGCTTATATAATCCAGTCTTATCATCACCATCTATAGTGATTCCATTTAGTTCAAAAGGATTTGATACTTTAATTCCTGACCATAGCGGTTCAGATAGTGAATAGTATTGACCTGTTGAATAACCTGTTCTTGGCCCCCATACTACAAGTTGATTTTTAGTATTATGACAGATGAATAATCTATCAGTGGTTTCACTTTCTGTAATTGGTGTTAAGGTATTTTCTATAACACCGTCTTCATCTAATATAGCAATTCCTAAAGCATCAGTGTTAGTGGTTTCAATAAATCCTATTGCCCAACCACCAGCACTTATAGGTGTAACTTGTATTTCTTCTAAAGCATCTAATGAGGTTCCTATATTTGTTCTGGAAACTAATTCTGTTCCTTCATTAGAATAAATATGATAATATGCATCTTGGTAAGTGGCACTACCACTATAGCCATTGATATAAGCAATAAGAAAGTTATCATCATTTTCTACTGCTGAAACATATGAACAGTTAATGTTTCCTGCATCATAGACATCAGCAAATTCTGTTAATTCAACTATTTCATTTCCTGAAGTATTATACACACAAAAACTTGATTGATTAGCTGAACTTGTCTGTACTATAAATACAAAGTTTCCATTGCTTAATCCACTACAAGCAACAGGATAATATTCATCATTATTTATTTGTGTTTCTCCTAAAGTTTGAACACCTGAATTATTAAAACATTGCATAAAGAAACCATCAGTGACACCATTCTTTCTGTAGAACATACACCAGACATTATTAGTAGATATTCCTACTAAATGACTGTAATAAGCAAAATTAGTAGAAAACTCAGTTTCAGATTTTACTACTATTCCTTCATCATCATAGATTGTATAATACTGTTTATAAGTAGAACCATATGCATACAGGGCCAATAGATTCCCATTGTTTAAAACATACAATTCAGGTTCTATATATGAACCAGATACACCAGAATAAACAGTGATTGATTTATAGGTAGTTCCATCATTATTATATAACTTAATATAACCTGCACTACCTGTTTTATAGCTTTCAGCAAACAGCCCATTGTTAAGCATGACTGCAAAATTTTCTCTTTCAGTATCACCTGAATCATACGTATCAACAGAATTATATTGAGACATTCCAAAATCATCTACTTCAGTTCCATTAAAAACAGGTTTGAAAATTGGTGTCTGACCTAAAGCTGAAAACAATCCTTTGAAGTTTGTAGAGTCTACTGTGATTGCATCTTCTTCATAAGTTGCAGAATCTTGAATGATGATATAGTTATGGGTTGAATCTATTAAGGTTATAGCTTTTGTAATTGTCTTTACAGGTGAAGCTGAAGTTCCTGTTCCAGTAGTATCATTACCTGAAGTGTCAGATACAAAAATTGAATTGCTATTTGAAGGGGTTATACTTAAACTTCTTAATGATTCTGAATTAGTTACACCTACAGCATTAAGGGGTGTGATTGTTATATCTTGACTTTCAGAATGTTGAAACTTAATTGACTCATCATTATGGTATCTATTTATAATATCGCTTATATTCATTTATATTTTATTCTCTTTTAATATACTGACGGTATTGAATATTTTGAAGCTCCCATATCTGAAGCCCTTTCTTCTTGAAGCCTGTCTACTTCCTGAAGCAGTGAATCATTTCCATAAAGGTTACCTTGAACAATTACTGAAGGCTGTTGATTTACACCTAAAGATTCTCTTAACTGAGACATTCTATCTGCATCTTCCATAGGAATAACAGCTTCAGTTCTTCCCCTATCACCAGCAGTAATAAGAGTTCCAGAAGATGAACCCCCAATGAATCCGCCTGTATAGAAGGCTGGTGCTTCTACTTGAACTGTTTGTTTAGGAGGTGCGGGGGGTTTTTGTTTTACAATTTGTGCAATATTTAAAGCTCCTGCTGTACCAATGATACCAGCACCTACTAAGCCAAGGGGCCACCCCCATTGAGCCATAGTTTTCATGATTCCTGAAGCTGTGTCTTGTGAAGCTTTTGCTACTGACAAGGCCTGCCCGAATCGAAATAGACCTACTTGTTCTTGAGCCATAAAAGTAGAAGCTGTAGAAGTTACAGTTGCTGCCCCTTTTGCATACCTTGAATCAAGACCTAATTTAGCTCTAAGTATTTGTTCATAATATGCTACAGCTTGATTTTCTTGTTGTTGTTTGTTTAGTTCTGTAAAAGTTTTAAGAGAAAGGTCATAATTATAAAAATCTTGAAGAAGTTGTTTTTTAACATCAAATTGTTTTCTTAATTTAGCTTCTTCGGATTCACCAGAACTGACACCAGTTCCTGAAACAGTAATTTCAACATTCTTTTTAACTGTTGAAGACCTGCCAAGAGTAAGATTTCTTTTCTTTTCAAGAACTTTAATTTCATCTTCATCAGCTTTTATTTTTTTATAAATACCAGCTATGGTTTTAGTTTTTTCTTTTATGAATAGTTCTTGTATTCTTACATTTTCATGGTCACTTTTAAGTTTTGAGTTTTGCAGGGCTTTTAAATGTCCATCTAATCTTTGTTGAACTAAGGAAAGGTGATGTTTTTTAGATTGTGCAATATTATATTTTTTAGTAGCTATTTCTGCTTCATACAGTGCTACTTTATTTCTTTTCAGTTCTTGATTGTAAGCTTTAGTGTATTGAGGATTCTTTTTAATTAAATCTTGAATATTCTTAATGTTCTGTTCATATTTTTTAACATCTTGCCATCTATTCTTAGATGCCACTGCTTGAATAACATCATCTACACCTTCAATAACCAAAGCAATAGCACCCGCTACTGTAGCTATAGCTGTTCCTATTCCTTTAAATATTGCTATGATTCCTTTAGCAACTCCTTCAGATTCTGAAAATGCTCTGATTAACCTTTTAAAGTCGGGAATCATTCCATCCCCGATTGAAGCAGAAGCTAATGTAATTTTATCTTTAAGGGTTGAAAACATACCTGTCAATGATTGACTTTGTTTTTCAATCATTCCAGCAAACTGACCAGTACCAGTAGTCATAGAAGTAAGGGCATTATCTACTTCAGCAAAACCAACTTTACCTGTTTCAACTAACTTGAAAAGTTTAGTGGTTGAAACTCCATACTGTTTAGCCAGTTCCTTCATTATAGGAACACCAGCTTCTGTAAGCTGGTTCAGCTCCTCAAGGGATGCTTTACCTTTTGCTTGAATTTTTCCATAGGCTAATCCAAGTCTGGACATGACTTCTTGGTTACCCATAGAAGCATTACCCAACATTTTCATCTTATCTATTATTTCATCTTGTCCAGTACCAAAAGCCAGTAACTGTTTACTGGTTTCAATAAGTCCCGGCATCTGAAAGGGTGTAGAACCTGCAAACTTTTTAATATCGTTTAGTAGTCTTTGTGCATCTTCAGCAGAACCTAAGAGGGTTTCAAAAGCTATTTGCTGTTTCTCAAAAGCACCAGCAGTAGAAAGAGCTGAAGAATATAAATCCTTTAAGTATCCTACTGCTTTAACAGCTATAAAGCCTTTAATAGCTGTCTTTGCTAAGTTGGTAGTCTTATTTAATTTATTAAAACTACCTTCAGCATGTTCAGCACCTTTTCCCAAACTACCTAAAGAATCTGTAGCTTCTTTGGTTGCTACTTTTAGCTGACCGTTTTCAAGTTGTATTTCAAGTTGTATTTTTTCTGCCATTGTTATTTACTTTTTGTGTCTCATGGAGGGGTTTTCTGGTGAGTAGCTTTTTTCTTTGCTCATCAGTAAGGCGGGGGGAAGTTGTTTGACTGTTTAGATAGTCTTTATATTTTTCAGTTCCTATATCTTTGGGGTCAGTGTAGTTTCTTCTTAATGATGCTAATTGAAACATTTCTTGATGCATCTTATGGTGGTAGAGAAAGTTTAACTGACTCTTGATAAAACTAAAATCCATCTGCTTAATGTCTTCTAAGCTGTATCTGTCTGAGAGTTGAAAAATTACATATTGAAGGTGGTTGAAACTGGTTTGAAGTAAGTCTTTTACTTCTATTTCTTTACTTTCTTTCTTGCTGGCTTTTTTTTTATTTCATCATCTGCTTGAAGACCTAAGATATTTTCACTGATGTATGTAAGAAGCTGTTTGTACTCTTCCATCTCTATTTCTTTTAGCATGAATCTAATAGAAGGTTTTTTAAATTGTGGTGCTTCTATCAGTTGTCTAATAGTCCAGTAGAAGAAAATGTTAGGAATTATTTCTGATTGAAGACTTTCTTTTATTGAAGTATGTCTAAGTCTTTGGTTCATTTTTTGTGAAGCACTAAGGGCATAACCATTAACTAACACTTTATCTTTGTCTTCTTTTGAAGCTTCTAACAGCCCCATGTAGATAGCGTTCCATACTTCCATGATTTTCATATAAGTAGAAACTTTGTTCTTTAATAAATATTCCTTACCTGCAATTTTTATACTTTCTTTCATTTTATATTCACCACTTTATATTTTTATTATTTATGTATGTAAGTAAACCCCCCTGAAAGGGGTAACAATCAGGGGGTTTATATTATTAAGAAGGGATCTTTTTTTCCTGTACAAAAGCTATGTCGTCTTCATTGATAACATCAGGATCAATAAATTTAACAGCAGTCAAAGCATCAATAGCATGATCTAAGGTTTCATCAATAGTGATGTCTAAACTATCAATTTCAGTTACTTCACCAAGATAACCTGTACTGTCGTAAACATAATCACCTACACTAACACCAGTAGCAGAAACTACAGTTATTTCAGAAGTTGCAGTAGTAGCGGTTCCAGTTGTTTCAACAGCATTAAGTAGAGGCCATGAAAAGTTAGTTTCAAGGGGTGCTTCATCAGGAACCACGTCAACATTGATTTCTAAGCCGTTCCAATCGTCACTGTTGAAAAGTAGTTCTGTACTTTCAGGTGTTATGATACCTTTCCTTATATATAAGTCTAAAGCTCTTCCATCATTTGTATCTGACTGAATCAGAATACTACATTCAAGAGGTTGAATGTCTTTGCTTCTGAAGATAGCCCTTGTACTATCAGTTACAGTAGCATTATCAATGTAAGCACCTGAACCAAAAGCAATCTTGTTAGATTCTACTTGAAAGATTTTAAATTTTAGTGTACCAGTTTGTTTAATTTTTTTTGATGCAATGGTTCTTTTGGGGATACCATAGTCAAATTTTTTATAATCATTTGCGTTTGAAAATGTTATATCACCACAATAGCCGGGATTTTTAAATTCAGTATCACCCTGAATTTTTATTGATATAACACCTTCTGACAAATGAAGTTCATCATCTTTTTTACCCCATGCTGAGGTAACTATTCCATAGTCATTAGCCATAATTTTTATTTCTCCGAAAATATTATTTCATTTTAGTTTTTTACTTCTGGTATAGAAGAAAGGTTAAAAGGGGTTTTACATCAGGGGTAGATGGGGTTAAGACGTGAAGCAGGGTTTAAGCAGTAAATTCATCTTTAATAAAAGACAATTCTATAGTTCCTTTAGCATAGTAGATACCGTCTTTCAATCTTGTACTATATGACTTAATAGAAACATTAGAATCAATATCCCTAACATATCCTAAAACAGTTTTGTCAGACATTATTACAGACCATATATCATTCTTGATAGTCCAGATGCCTTTAGTGTTTGCATCACCATCATAGACTGTACTGTAGGTTTTAGAAGCAGTGTAGAAACTGATTTCAACTTTGAAAATCTTTTCTCTTGCATCTCTGAACTTAAATGTCTTAGATTTTTGAATGGTTTCATCACCACCATGAAGGTTAATGAAGGGGTGTATTCCTTTCTTTATGAGGTCATGTTCATTTTCAAACTTATAAACATTAACTGAATCTATATATTCTAAAGTTTCATCTTCTGCTGTTGCAGTCTGAAACATGGTTTGTAGGTTATCTATTAAGGTTATCATTTAATCTTTTATTACACCTTTAATCCATTTATTTATTGCTTGTTTATATAATTTCTTTAAGTAGTTTTTTGAGTATTGAAACTGCTGTCTTATCTCATTAAATCTAAAAGCATAATCCCCTACCTTCTCACCTTCACTATTAACATGATTTAGGTTAACAGCCCATTCAAGTCTATCATTTGTAGTTGTAACATCAGCACCTTCTGTACTTGCCCATAGTAAACCACCTGTTCTTATGCCAACCCTTTCATCCCATCCCTGTTCTATTTTTTCTTGTCTGTAACTTTGACTAATTGGTTTCCAGTCATTTTTATTAGATATAAATTCATCAGCTACATTGTCTTGTGTTATCTTCTCTAATATATTCCAGATAGGTTTTTTGTCGTCAAGGGTCTTTGTCTTGTCTTCAACCCACTTGATAACATCATCTATATTGTTTTTTTTAATAGATATTTTCATAGCCTGAATAAACCCATTCAGAAGTAAGACCTGATTTGTTAATTGTGGTTTGTCTTGTGTAACCTGCTAACCTTAAGTATTCATGAGCTTGTTTAATGAAGTCATTAGCAGATTTAAGAAGCAGTTGTTCTGAACCATAATTAACTGTTACACCAGCCTGTGAATAAGTAGAAGATGTTCCTTCTGATTCATTCCTTTTAATCTGGCCTCTTTGGGTAAGAAACTCGGCTATTGAAAAAGTGACTTCAGCATAACCTAAATATTTCTGATAAGAAGTAAGGCTATTATCATCAGTAGATTCTAAATCTGAATAAGTAGAAGAAGAAATAACTTCATACATGTTTTTAAGAACAGCCATTTCATTAGCTGTATTTATAGCTGTTTCATAATCATCTGAATCATCAAAACCATATCTTGATTTATCAGCTAATAAATTCTTTATCTTTGTAAGACCTGTACTAAATATCATTTATCTATTAACCTGTTTTTGTTTCTAACATTTGCTTTTTAAGGAAGAGTATCTTCTCTACTTGCTGGTGAAAATCATTACTGACAGGTCTGATACCATGTCTACAGTGTATGTACATTGCCCCTTTATTTTTTGCAGTGGTTACGGTTTGAAGGTTTAAAAGTATTGCAGTCTCTTCATCAAGAGCAAGTAAGGCTTTTCCATGTATTTTATTGTTTAATATGGTTTTACAGATTTGTCTTTCTTCATCTGTTTTAAGAGTTCTATTATCTAATACTACATACTCTATGACTTTATGTTTTGCGTTTAATGCATGAGCAAGGGAACAAGCTCTATCAATGTTTAGTACTGTAGGTCTTGCCATCATTTCAGCATATTCATCAAGGGAATAAGCTTTTACTTTATCTAAGTTCTTACCATACCATCTTGATTTTATAACCTTTCCATCTTGCATCGATTGAAAATAAGAGGGGAACTTCTTCTTCATTCTGGTTTTAAATTGTCTTTCAATATCATCTATATAATTATCAAGGTTATCTAATTTATTTATAGCTTGATGGTGGTTATGTAGTTCTAATTGAAACTGTCTAATGTCTGTAAGTATGTGTTGCGGGGTATTAGTTAATGCACCTTGAACATAGCTTTCAAATTGTGCTATTGATGCATTGACAATAGTCTTATACATATCAGCAGAACCTACATTGTATAAGTCCTTATAGTAAGGGGCTATGATATCTGTAAGAAATGCTTTATGACTTTCAAGTAAGGTATTCTTCACTTCTCTTGTTATCAGGCTTATCTTTCCAGACAATAGATTAACTTCACTTGCTGTTCTAACATCCGCTACAGCCCATTCCATGTAGGTCTGAATGGTAACCCCCCAAGAATGTAACATGTCTTTAGGGGTTCTGTTGTTCCATGCATTTACAGCCTGTTCTATCTTTCCTTTCTTTAATAATCCATCTATGTATCTATGGAAATCATTATCATAAACATCAGATAATTTATAATTCTTTATCTGGTCTTGAAGACCTTTAGATTTATTGTTTATATATTCTCTGCTACTCATGATTTATTTTTAAATGACTTACCCCACTGGAAGTTAATCCAGCAGGGTAAATAATCATTTTTATTTAGCTGGCAAGAATCCTTACTATACGTTTTTCATCAATGAGCTTAACGCCACAAAGAAGGTCAGCTTGAAGGATTATACCAAGATTTGAATCATGGTAAAAAGACAGACGGATAGGAAGACCTTGATAGTCAACAATAGTAGATTTTACACCCATTCCTTCAGGAAGGGGGGCATAAGGTCGGGCTACAAAAGCTATTGCATTAGGAGCAAAAGCAAGAGCTGAACGACTTGCTACAAAATTGATTACAGCATCATCAGCTACATCAGCAGTAAGACCAGAACCTTCATAACCTAACACAATACCAGTAGTATCAGAAGTAGTAGTTGTTGTAGAAACAACACTGTAGTATTCTGATTCAGAACCAAAATGGAAAACATCACCTGAACGAACTGGATTAGTGTCATCATTAAGAGCATCACATACAATAGATGAATCACCTATTGAATAACCAGCACCCAAATTTACAGCTCCTGCTACATCAGTAGGGGTGTATTTATTCATTCCAAGGTTTTCAAAAATGTTAAAGCCTAATTTGCTTCCAAGGTTACCAGTAGACATACCTTTTCCAGCATCACCAGCAGTATTAGCACCAGTAAAAGCCGAAATATTTCTAAGGTCTTCTGCTTCATCAGGGGCTACAACCAGTATTCTACCTTCAGTGCTTACACCATTTTTAGAAAGGGTTGCATTAGCTTTGTTGATGTCAGCCATAGTGATAGCATCAACACCTTCATTGGTGAAGTAAGTTGACTTAATAGCTTCTTTATAGATTTCTTCATTTGCAGCTTTAAGAAGAGGTTTAAGAAGTGTGGGACTATACTTTTCTATAAGGTTGTAAGGGGTTAGTGACATATCAGCACTGGTAAGTGTAACAGTTTTTCTTTTTGAAATGTTAAGTGAAATCTGTTCTACTTCTTGTGCTATGTCAGAAGCGGTGATAGATGAACCGGGAGTCCAATCTACTGCATCACCATCAGGGGTAATAGGTACATTTACTACATCTCCACTATTAGCTACAGTTGATTCATATTTTCTATCTACAAGATTCTGAAGATTATATTCTCCAATATCAAGAGTTGACCAGTGTTCAGCCCATAGTTCAGGAACAAGGGCTGTCATATTTGAATTTGACATAATTTTTATTTCTCCGTAATTAAAATGTTTTGGATTGTGGCTTTACATCAGGTGGACTGATGGAATTTTAATTAACGTCTTGTGAGAGTTAGACGGGGGGTTAAGTCTATTAAGAAGATGAAAGGATTAAGACAGGGGTATGTTTTCCCCTTTGCTTATTCTTTCATAATATTCTTTTCTTATAACAGGGTCTTTAAGGTCTTGTTCTGTATATCTACTTCTTGAATACTGTTTTTGACCTTCTCCACTTTTCCTATTTCCTGAACCTGATTTAAGGTTAGATAAAATAAAATGGCTGTTAACTTCATCATTAAGGAAGGATTGAACAGCATCATCTACTGATATGTATTCTTCACCTTGTTTAGCTATGACAACATCATTCCCATTATCATTTACTAATTCAAATTTATATTCAGAATTAAGTAGCTGTTGTACTTGTTTAGCATTAACTAATTGATGACCTGTCTTACCTATTGCATCAGCTATAGCAGTGGCTTTAAGCATACTGTTGTATCTGGTGTTAGTACTGTTAAATGAATCTTCAAGTTCTTTGATTTTCTTTTCTTTCTTCTGAAGCTCCATTTCAAAAACTTCTTTTCCTTTAGATGGTTCTTCTTTCTTTTCATCTTTTTGGTTTAAAAGCATGGATTCATATTCAGTTACTTTATCTTGATATTCTTTAAGCTGGTTTTTAAGTCTTAAAGATTCCATTCCTGCATTCTTTTTAATTGCTTCATAAATTGGTTTAGGAATATCTGCTTGAAGGTCACCTGATTTAAAATTTACAGTTTCTACTTCCTGTACTTCATCTACCTGTTCTTCATCTTGAATATCTTTGTTCGGGTCTGTCATTATATTAAGTACCTCTTAACGTCTTATAGACGGTTATTACTTTACAGCTACTGATTCAATAGCTGGATTAAGTTCTTCTTTAGTTTCTTCAATCTCTTGAAGCAGTTCTTTCATGTCTTCAGCTTCAGTAGTATCTGTAAGAAGCTTTTTGATTATCTCTTTCTTTATATGCTTATTGATTGCTTCATAATCAGCACTTATATCTAAAGCTTGATATAGTCTGTTAAGGTCATTATCTATATCATCAACATTATAGTCTTTATTATAATTGATTTTGATTTCATTGGGGTTGATTCCTTCATAGGCACATAGGAACTTGAATATCATCTGTTCTGTATTTTCTAATTCACTTGCATAAGATGTTAAAACAGCAGAAGTATTTCTAAACTGGATAGACTTAGCTATACCACTGTCATAGTATTTAGAATCTGATTCAGGGTCTTTTAAGCCTACTTGCCTGAAGATTTCTTTAGTTAATATCTTTATCTGTTCACGGTGGTTGGATAGGTCTTCTGTTTCAGCACTTATAAATTGAGGCTGACCAGACACATTACCGTTATATGGAAGAACTGCTATGTCTCCTAAACCACCTGTCATTAGTTTATCAGGCATATCATTATCATTCATGATAGGATAAACCATAGTTTTAAATGAACCACTATATAAGGCTTCATCCATGACTGACATAAGGTTAAAGACTGAACGACTCATTAGGGAAATGTTTTGAAAGGGGCTTATCTGTAGATCATCAGAGTTTTGAAGGTTTCCCCATCCAGAGAATACAGCAGGTACAACACCTAAATCATGTTCTATTTCACCTGAATCTTCTACTGATTCAGTCTTACCATGTCGGTTCTTATGAAATATAAATGACTGATAGAAGTCTTTAGTCCAGAGGGTATATCTTTTAATCTTTTCATCTGGTTCAAAGATGTTTTGCTTAACATAACTGTCATCAAGCAATACCCATTCTAAAACACCATCATCTGAAAAACAGAAGTCTAATATTTCATTGTATTTATATATCTTAAGGAAGGGGTTTATTCCTTCCTGTTTTCTTTGGGCTATAGTTAGCTGTTCACCATCTGTCTTTGGTGCATCTACAAGAATCAATACTGGATAAAGCATAGTATGAAGACTTAATGTCTCCATAAACTTATCAAAATTCATTTGATTTGAAGCATTATTAAGTATGTATGATAGCTGTTCTGGTGTTTCTCTTTGGGGTTTTGATTCAAATATGTAGCTTGTTAGCATGTCGGCTAATGGTTGGACATGGTTAATATAGCTTGCTCTTTCCTTTCTTCCTTTATATTGGTTTGTATTCTCTCTATGGTATCTATAAAGATAATCAGAGTCTATATAATCAAAGCCACCTTTGTAACTATCAGCAGTTAATCTATAAGAACCTGAATTGTTAGAAAGGGTTTTGTTCCTTTTGCTTTCAATGATTTTGTATTTATTATCTACATAGTCATTATCAATGTAGTAGTTGTTCCAGTTAGTATTCATAATTTCTTTTTATATTACCATTGTTGTTTATCTAAAAAGGTTGTTGCCCATTAAGTCATTTAGTAGCTTACCTGAAGCTGATTGAACACCATCAGCACCTATAGCAATGAAATGAAACTTATCTTCTAAGCTATATCTTAAAGCATCTTGTATATGGTTTGACTTGTCTTCAGGGGTTGTTGATATTTCATTAGTTATTTTATCAACTTTCCATTTGTAGTTCTGGAATTCTTCAATAGTCTTTTTACATCGGGGGTGAATGATTATCTTCTTAAAGCTTCTTATCTTTTCAATACCTTCAATAATTGAACCTTTACCTTTCTTACAGCCAGTAACACTAAGACCTTTTTTGTTAAGGTGGGATATGGTTTCTGGTCTTGAATTATCAGCTACCCATTGATTCTTATTATAAAGGGGAACAGTACTTAATAGATTAGGTATATCATCTAATTCTATGTGTAAGCCCCAACACTCATAATCAATGTATAATACATCATCTTGAATGTAGTTCCTAACTCCGGCTGTAGGGTCTGAAGAGTAACCAAAATCAAGCCCATAATTAAATGTAGCATCTTCAGGTGTATCAAAGTCTTCAACAGACCACTTACCATAATAAACCTGAGCTTCTGAATGTTTAAGGGTCTGACCTTCCCACTTCCATAAATACTTGTCATAATCTCTCTCTTTATCAAATTCTAATTCCTTTTTAAGTACTTCAGGAAACCATTTGTTATCTCTATGGTTAAGCTCAATTACTAAGGTGTCTTCTCTTTCAGCTAAAGCAAAGTCTACATGAATAGGGTCTGTATCGTTCTTAGGGTTATAGACAAAGATTATCTGACTACCATCTTTACGGATTGTAGGTGTTAGAATATCAATAGAGGTACGGCTTGTATCTTCACCTTCTTCAACCCAACAGATGTCTATTCCTTCTGTTGATTTGATTTCTGATATGTTGTGTCTAAGACCTTTAAATATAAATTCAGTACCGTTGCTTCCCTTGATACTTGTATCTGTAATATGATAAAAGGATTGAAGACCATGTTTAAAAATCGTATCAACTAAGAGCTTGTGAACACTATCTTTAATTGACTTCTGAATCTCTCTTGTACATAAGATTCTTTTTGGTGACTGAAAGCCTTTAATGATAAGATAGTCTGCAACACCCCATGATTTAGCTGAACCTCTACCACCTTTAAGGACTATATATCTTTTATCAGTTGTCCATAATGGAAGAAGTTTATCAGGTATTTGTATGTTAAGGTCACGGTTCTTACTCATCTTCAGGGGTAGGTTTAACAGGGGTAATAGTAATACTTACAGGTAGTAATGCTTCACCGTCTTTACCTGTAATTTCATGCTTTTCAGGAAGAACATTCTTTAGAATTTCTTTACAAGCATTGATAGCTACATTTTCATTCCTTGAATCAATGAGGCTTACAAGTTTTTCAGAGGCTTTCTTTTGATTGTCTAATATGTATTGAAGAGCTGATTTCTGAAGGTCTAATAAGACTTCTTTAAATAGCTTCTTTTTCTTTCTTGCTATAATGGTTTGACGTTCAAGGTTAAGTTCTTTTGCTATGTCAGTGTTAGTTATAGAAGGGAACTGAATAATCAGGTTAATGATAGCTTTATCTGTATCATCTAATTCAGCATATTTGTTAAAATTTGTTTGATTTTGATTGTCCATAATAGATTAGCTGTAAACTTTACCGTTAAATATTGCGGTTCCTTCATTAACAACTACTGGAACATAATGAAAATGACTGTCATCATCTGCTAAGTAGAATACACCAAAAGACTGAGACCAGTTAGACAGTTTGTTATGCTTGATGTAGCTGGCGTTATGTAAATCGTGAAGAGTGCCTATCTGGATGGCATAGTGGTTAGCGTTAAGGTGTCTATGTATTTCAAATCCTGTAGTATGACTATGGGCTTTAACTACTGAGCAAGAGTTTTCTTTTACTAATTTTCTTGCCCCGTTAATAGGGCAAAAAGTAGAACCACCTGCTACATCATCACCATGTACAAAGATTAACTTATCACTGTACTGGTATTCTCTTTTTAAATTCCAGCCTAATTCATTCAGTCTTAAAAGACTTGATACAGACATACAGTCAAGGTCAGATAACCAATGATTTTTAGATTTTTGTTTTTGTAGTCGTTTATCAAGGTGATTAGATTCAAGTAGTATCTTCTCTGACTTTGGTGAGGCTTTTTTAATAAGATTTCTAAAAGCAAAGTCTGAATCTAATTCCTCTTGTAGACCTGATAGTTCTTCTACTGACTTATCATAATCTGATATTTGACTGGCATTGATACTATCACCCATATCAATAATGATGTCTGGTTTAGCATCTTTAATTATATCTAAGAGTATCTTACAGGCTTTAAAATCATTGAAGGGTATATGGACGTCACCATAAGCAAGGAGCGTTCTAAATTTTTTCATTTATTGTTTTGTCTCGGTTATCTCCACTATGCAATAGGGGTCACTTGCTTCTTTATCTAACCCACCATATCTGTAGTTGATACTGGTGATGTAGTTATAATCATCATCTTCGATTATATTGAGGCTGGTAAGACAGTCACAAAAGTATTTATCAACTATTGAACAGACGTTACTAAGGTCAAATTTACGTTTTGTATTATGGTATATAGTGTAGGTAATTTCAGGGTGGTTAAAGGTGGGTAGTTTCTTTCCCCATTGTTGAAGGATTGCTTCCTTTACTATGTCTGAATAAAGTCTTTTTGAATCACATAATAATCTATAATGGGTGTTTCTATATTGGTTAAGATTAAGATTGAATTTCTTCTTCTTACTAACCTGTACTGATACAGGGAGTTTTAGTTTGTATATTTTTGTTTTCTTCAAATAGTTGTCTTAAAAAAATAATGATAATGGCTAACAAGGGGGTTATTAGCCATATCATTTAAGAGGGGGAATGAGGTTTAAAATGGAAAACGTGACTTATATCACAATGACAATTATCAAACTTATAGGGGGTATAAGCTTTTTTTGTCTTTCATATATAAATAGTATTAACTACCTGATTTTATGCATTAGCCTTTAATATATTAACAATATCAGCTAACTTTCTGGATATAGTAGATTGATTTATATTGTATAATTCAGCCAAATCTTTTTGATTATATTTTTGTCTATATCTAAGGTCATATAGTTTTAATTGTTCATCATTTAATATTTCTTCTATAAAAATATTATAATCTGCAAGTAAGATTAAATCTAATTCACCTTCTATTAGATTTTCATCTAAAATTCTTTCTTGTCTATTTTCTTTTTTTAAAAATCTAATAGCTTCATTTTTCATACAGCAAAAACTATAATTTTTAAAATCTCCTTTATCTGAATTGTATGTATCAATACATTCTACCAGCTTTAATAGGCAGATTGAAGATACATCATCAAAAAATCTTTTCTGATTTCCAGTACACAAAAGACAGGCTATTGTTTTTGCAAGGGGAATACATTCATTAACAAGATTATCTCTTTCTTCAATATTCATTTTTTGATTACCTCATAGGGGGGTTGTTTATTATTAGTGGCGGGAAGATCAAAAGTTAAAACAAATTGATTTTAAGGGGATAAATCAGAGGGGATTAAACAACTATCCCCCCACAAGATGTAGGGGGATAATATATAAGAATGGTTAAACTGCTTGATTTGTTACAACGTCAAAAGACTGGATTATTTTTCGTCTTTTTTTATTAACAGGCTCTTTAACATCTTTAGGGGTATTTAATAACTCCCTTGTGAGTTTCAATAAAATCTTAATACCATCTATATCAAATCTCTCAAGGTAATCAATCTTGTTAACATTTTTATTCTTTGCTTGTATAGATAGATTGTACCCTTGCAAATAGGACAAACGTTGATATAATTCACTTCGGGTACTTGCAATATCTCTACCATTCTCACGGCAGTATTTTTTTAGATTTAAATCAATTTCCTGTCTAATCGACAAATCAGTATTTATGGACTGTAAATCTTCTTCTAATTTTTCTTTTGGGGCTGGAAGAGCAACTAATTTTAATTTTGTTTCTTCCTCTTCTTTTTTTGGTGCTGATATAGCTGGTAATACATTATTGTCAACCAGTGACTTAATAGTAGCTGCAACAGTAGTTGATACAATTGATTCTAAGTCAGATTTTTTAATTGAAATTAGACTCTCTTCAACCTTTGCATTTGCTATGTTTAAACCTTCATGTTTTGCAAAGGTGTTATCAATAGCTATTTTAACAGCTAAAGGAAGTTTTTTGTAAATCTTCTCACATATTAATTTAACATCATCAATTTTTAGTAATGTTTCTTTGCCATTGATTGTTTCAATTCCTGCTTCCTTTACTCTACGTCTTATTGTGTCATAAGATTTTCCTGTAAAGTCTGCAAGTTGTTGTATACTCATCGTTTCTTTATTCATTTTTTATTCACCTTTTCCTAATTTTTCAATTTCTTCATTATTTAATTCTGATTTAAATAATTCTCTTTCAATTTTTGTCATTGAGTCTTCAATACCATCAATATGATGGTGGATTTTATCAATTTTTTGGAAAATATTTTCAAATCCTGCATCCAGACTTTCATCAATTTTATCTAAAATAATTTTTGTATCTTTTGATATTTGCATTATATATGCCTCCAAGAGTTATTGTTTTTAATCTTATAGATTGTGCTGTATGATACATTATACTTAACAGCTAATTCTCGCATTGTTTCTGAAATATTTTCTTTAATCTTTTTTACTTCAGCCTCTGATAATTTTGCATTTGATTTTATCCAGTTATCGGCGTGTGTAAGGTACTGGAGATTTTCCACTCGGTTGTCTTGCTTGCAATTATTGATATGGTCAATTTCCAACTTATCATTTGACTTAGGAAGTGGAAGGAAGTACTTAGCAACTAGCCGATGACATAATTTCTTATGGGCTTTACCATTATGATAGAGATGGAATTGGAAATATCCTGCCGCACCGTTCTTGATAGGCTTAAGGAAGTTGCCTGTTTTCAGATTATAACAATAAGCCTGTGGTGATATGATATAATTTGTTTTTTCATAATTAATTACCACTGGTACAGCTCCTGTTAATTCATCTGGATGTTTCTTCACTGCTTCTTCAATTTGAATCTCCTTTTCTTGTTTTGTAAATTCTTTCATTTTAAGACCTCATGTGTGAAGCATTTATTAAAATGCCTCCTTTTAAATTTTATTTTATTTTTTGGGTTGTTATACCCTGCATTTCATTAGTATAGATTTTGAAAATAGATTGAACTTTTTAGCTGGAATCAGGGGTTATAATCCCCAATTCCTTACTATTTTGTAATTTTTTTTGTAAAAAAGGTGGTGATAATCCATTATTAACGGCTGTTACATCTTTGGTGTTGATTATATCTGTTATAAAATCTAAGATGTGTTGGTACATGACCAGCTTCAGGGTGAGTATTATTATCTGTTTTGGGTTTTTTAATCTTTTTGCCTCACTAATTAAACCTATAAGGCGTTCAATATTGATTTTGATACTATCAATGAAGGTGTTAAGGTAGTTTTCATTATTATAGTTAACTTCAATACCAGTGAAGGTATAACGCTTGCTACAATAATTAACTATGTAGGTGCTACCAGTACTGTTAACATAGGGAGTAAAAAGGTCATCAGTAATGATGTCTTTAGCTCTTCTTAGGTTGATAGTAAAGCCCCATTCCCTTGAAATTTGTGGCAGAAGTTTTGTAGAAGGAAAGGAAAAGAGGAACTGTTCTAAGCTGGTTCTTAGCTTTTTTGAATAGCCAAAAAACTGTCTTTTAAATTCACTTTTAAATTGAAAAAGGTTGTTACCTATAACCAACTTATAGAAGAGATTAAGCTCTTCTCTCCACTTTTCTTTAGAGTTAATAATAAGACCTGAATCATCTACTATATAGTCTACATGCAGATTGATTAAAGTGTTAAGCTTTTCAGGGATATATTTTCTGTTATCTTTTAATACTTTATCTCCACCACTACCATTACTGCTTGAATTACTGTTACAACAGTAGTGAGAACCAACCCATGCAAAAGCATTTTCAAAAAATTTTGGTTCATCGAGACCTGATAGAGCTTTACTACCCATATTCCATGATTTTAGTATTTCAACAAATTTAATAAAATCACCACCAGCCAACCGATAAGCTTTGAAACCTAATCCTTCCTTAAAAACTTTTTGGTGACATTCACCCCCACCTATAGAATAATTAACATTACCAGTTTCTTTTTTACTACTATTGGTAGTTACAGTTATTACAGGTGTTGGATATGGTATTATACTATCTTCTTCCAACTGTAGAATCTTTGCTTCAGCTTTTTCAAAAGATGTTCTATTGTCTATAATAACAGGTTCTTCTATTATATCTTCTTTAGGTTCTAATACTACTGGTTCTTTTACTTCTTCTACTACATCAGGAAGAAATTCTTTTTCAAAAGAGGTGATATTCAATACATTATTTTCATCTGTTAAATCAAAATCTTTGATGTATTGGACAAAATCTTTTATATCATTAAATGCTTCAAAATCATTATCAGCATTAAGAAAACCATCAGTATATTTAAGGTTATATGGAAGTCTTTGAGTCCTTGTTTCTGTTCTCACGTCAACAAAGGCCATAAAGTTACTATCCATAGCAGATAGTAATTCTGCTGAAGGAATTTTGTTAGTGGCATAGACTAAATGCAACCTTCCCTGACAAGAAATCCCCACGTGCATAGGTTTCTTGTTTTTAAAGATTGTCTTATGTACTGCCTTGAAAGTCTTGTAATCCCCTGACATATCAAAATCAAATTGAATAGTATAAGAACCTTTTCGGTGGGATAGACCACGTTGACCTGTAATATTGGATAATGCATATAGCAAATTATCAGGGTCTATTGTCTGGTCTACTATATCTGACAACCTACCTTTCCTTACATGAGGCTTTGAAAATCGTGCTAATAGGTGGGATTTAATTTTATCTTGTATTTTAAGATAAATAGAATACTTATTTTTTACTGTATTTTTTTGAGACCAATAAGGAAATATACCTTTAGGGCTCAGTTGTACAGCCACCTCATTATAACGGGTGGTACTTAGATTGGTGTCAAAGCCTAACTTTTCAAGGGCTGGTATGAAATCAGCAGATACAAAGTCTGTTTTTTTGATTAAATGTCTGGTTTCAAAACAATCTTCAGGTGGGTTGATTAGCCATTTTTCAGGCGCACCAATAGTATATTGCTTTTTATAACTTTTTCTACTTCTACTTCTCTTACTTTTTGCCATGTTTAGAACCCCATTAAAAATAAAGATATTTGTGAGACATTAAGACTAATAACGTATTTATTAGTGGTTGAAAATAAAATAGATTAACAAAAATGGCCTGAATATGGCCTTAAAACAGGCTAAATCAGATAAAAATGCAACTTTTTTATTTTAATTTTTATAGACTGTATACTTATATAGTATAGAAAAGTTAGAAAAAGGTAAATAAAAAATACTATTTGTAGCCTGTTTTCAGGCCGGCGGGGGGGCGTTCGGTCATAAATATTATACTTATTTAACATTAAAATTAAAGATATTAGTTTAATTATTAAGGATATTATAATTATTAGATTTAATTATAATATTAAAATTTAAATAAATAAAAGAAATAAATTATATATATTTTTATATATTTATACTTATGTTGTAGGTTTAAGAACAAATATTCCTTAAAAAAGTTTGTTCTATTTTTACTCTTTTCCATACTATATATTATATAATCTTAAAAGATTATAAAAACCAAAAAGGAGAATTACCTATGGTAAAAAACTAATCCTAACGGGGGTGTAGTATGGAAAATACAGTACAAAGTTCATCAGGTGATAACCCTGATATAGTTAAAATAGCTGGTCTGGATTTAGATAAATTACAGATAAAACCCAAGAAATTAATTGACAAAAGTGAAATAGACCAATCTATTAATATAGATGAAGAGGGTCTTTATAATTTAATAAAATTCTTTGAAATGTCTGTAAAAATGGAGCAAACAATCAATGACAGAAAAACTAAAAAACAACATCATTAAGAACATTGAAGATGCTATTTCAACAGGTGTTTCTGTCGATAATCTGTGCTTCAGATATATCAGAGTATCGAGTAATGACCAAGCTGAAAATGGTAATTCACTTACTGAACAGGAATTTAGGTCTTCTTCATATATAGAATCTAATAATCTTCATGTGGTTCACACTTTCTCATGCTCTGAATCTGCATATAAAGAAGGTAGGATTATCTTCAACCAGATGCTTACATTAGCCCTTGAATTAAAGGTAATCAATATAGTATTCAAAAACTATGACAGATTGAGCAGGAATCATTTAGATTGGTCAAAAGTTCTTAACCATTTAAAAACAGGTGCATTATCTATCCACTTCTATGAACAGGGTGTAGTATTACATGAGGGTTCTACAGCAGAAGAATTTCTTATGGGAGACATTCAACTTTCAATGGCTAAGTTTTGGAGTAATAAAATCAGTCAAGGGGTTAAGTCTGCAAATCATTATAGAGTTACAGTAGAGAAGCTTCCTATTCAATATCCTGATGGTTACATTTATGATAAAGAAGGTAGATTCATGAGAATAGATAAAGACAGGGAGCCAACTATTAGAAGGATTTTTGAACTGTTTGATGAAGGTCAAAGTCAAGAAAATATAGTAGAGATAATAAAGCATGAAGGTTATATGACAAATGGTAAACGTGGGAAGCCTAAGCCCTTTTCAAAATCAACCATAGATAGATTACTTAAGATGCCTTTCTACTATGGATATTTTAAAAACATTTATGAAGACAATAGGTTAGAAAAAGGAAAGATAGAACCCTACTTCCCTTTTGAAATGTATCAAGAAAGACTATTAGCTTCTAAATCAAGAAGAGCACCTAATAGAGGTCAAGGGCAACAACATTTATTATCTAATTTTGTTCATTGTATTGAATGTCAAAGAATGCTAACAGGATTTGCTAAAACAGATAAGGGACAATATACTTACATTAAATACAGTCATAATTGTTCTGTAGATAAAAGGAAGAAAACCTACAGTGAACAGCCTCTTTTAAAGCTGATTCATGCTACCATGAAAGACTATATTTATAATGAAGAACAGACAGAGATTCTTAAACAAAGACTAAAAAACCTGACTGAAAATCAAACAGGAAGTGTTAACAAAGAAAGATTAAGATTTATCGATGAAATAAATAAACTTACAAAGAAAAGAAAGAACCTTACTGATTTATATGCTGAAGGATTCATTCCAAAAGAAGAACTTAAAACAGTTATATTACAAATAAATGAAGATATTGAAATTCTAAATGGTAGGATTACTGATGTTACTGAAGATATATCAGATTACCATGATGATGTTTTAGGTGTAATTGATTATTTAAGACAGTTTCCTGAACTCTACCAATCAGAAAAACTGACAGATGAAGAAAAGATAGAATACATTAAGTGTATTGTAGACAGGGTGTATTATGATGGGGAAACAGTCAGATTTGAGTTTAAAAAGCCCTTCTCTGACCTGCTTATAGTGGCTGAGACTATGAATAAAATAGCCCCCGCTAATTTTCGCAGGGGCTTGTCATGGGTGGATGACGGGGCTTGAACCCGCGACCGCTGGAATCACAATCCAGAGCTCTACCAACTGAGCTACATCCACCGTAAATATGAGAGTGACAATAATTGATAATGTGAATTTTT